ATAGTGTGCTGATTGATACGCACCCAGATGAGATTGACATCATTAAAGACATCGGACCACAATGCCTAGTCGATGCTCAAGCTGCTGCTGAACAGAGGTTTGGTTTGAGCCAGTTTATACCCTTAGCCGTTGAAATGTCTAAAGGAAAAAACTGGATGGAACAAGACGATTTTACTTGACATTCATATTCTAGTGTGCTAAGAACACACATCTTATTAATACGGAGAACACTATGACTGAAGTTGCTTTACTTGAAAATACCCCTGACTTTTCTGCCCTTTATTCTGCACCAACAACAGGTGCTCCTAACATTGCTCGCGCTCGTATCAATCGTGATGCGTCTGTTGAGATTAACGATAAGATGGAATCTGTACCAGCTCCGTCTATTGCCCTCAAGGACACTGACGATCAAGAGTATTTCTCGAACGATGTTTACCTTCGTGTCTACCTAGACTCCATGCAGACTGCTGTGTTTGACTCTGATTTAGCTGAGTACACTAATATGTCTAAGCACTTTCACTCTTTTTCTACGCCAGCACTGGACTGGTTTGGTGGTGATAAGTGCGGATGGATTCCGTCAAAGGCTCGTGAGAAGCTTCGCAATGAAGATCCGATTGCGTTTGCCAATGCAAGCAAGGTGAAATTGTATCGTCATCTGTATGGAACTATCCGTATGGTTGACCCTACTTCGCCTAACCTTGATGGGCCTAACGAGGTTGAGAACGTACCATTTCGTATGCGTCTTGGTCCTTCTAACTTCATGGAGATCGGCAATGTTGTTGGTGGCTTGTTGAAACAGAACATCAATCCAGCATCCGTTGAATTAAAGCTGGACTTCAAGCTGGAGAAGCGTGGTTCTAATAAGTGGTTCACACTTAAATACAAACCTCTTATGAGTAACATCATTGAGTTAGACAGCGATTACAAATTATTGCTCAAGGACTTCTTAGATTTGAAAGCCTATGAAGATGAGCAGGTTGAAAATCGTATGCGGGATAACAGTAACAGTGTAGTGGATAGCTTCGACGATATCTTGGAAGCGTAAGATATGATTCCGGTTTTCGAGGATACTCATCCCTTACAGGTTAAGATTGACGAGTTCTTAGAAGGCACTCCTCAACTAACCAAGAGCATAATCTTTCAAGCGTCCCAGTCATTCAATGAAAAGCTGGGGCGTTTCAACTCTAAGCCGAGAGGGAGATCTACTCTCCCCTCACTCTCCCAGGTTGGCAAGCCTTTCTGTATGCTTCATGCAGACAAGATGCAATGGACTAAAGCACCACAGTCTAGCAACTTTAAGATCAAGATGACTTACGGTGATATGACTGAGGTAATTGCGGTTGCTATCTTAGAGGCTGCTGGCGTTGACATTGTATCTCTGAACGGCAGAACTGTTCTTAATACAGACGAGGGAGACATTTATGGTGAATACGATCTAATCATTCGTGATGAAGATGGTAAGCTTACTATGTGGGACATCAAGTCTGCCTCACGGTTTGCCTTTGAACACAAGTTCAAGTCGTATGAAGCTATGAAGAATGGGGATAGCTTTGGTTATGTCAGTCAATTGTTTGGCTACACTTGAGCGGAGCGTAAGAACTATCCTGATATTCAAGTTGGTGGCTGGATTGCTATCAACAAAGAAACTGGCGAAATGAAAGTCTGTGCGGCAGACCCTGCTGACGAGACAGAGTATCAACAAAAGATCATTGATACAGTCAAACGATACAAGGCTGCTGATAACGATAACTTCAAACGCGAGTTTACTGACGAAGAAGAAACTTGGTATAAGAAACCTACTGGCAATCGCAAGCTATCTGGCACTTGCACATTCTGTGATTACAGATTTACCTGCTGGCCAGATTTAGAGTATCGTAAAAAAGCAAAGTCAAAGGCTAAAGATGCCTACCAATACTACACCTTCTACAAAGAGGAAAACGAAGCGGAGGTCAGCTAGATCTCTAGCTAGAGCCAAGGGGTTCAGGTCCGGTCTTGAAGATAAGGTAGCGATTCAATTGGCAGAGCACGGTATCGTGGACTGTTATGAGACATCAAAGATACCTTACATTCAACCTGAGAAACGCCGGACCTACACCCCTGATTTCGTTTTGCCTAATGGTATTGTTGTTGAAACCAAGGGGATTTTTTCTCTGGATGATAGGCAGAAGCACCTCTGGATTAAAGATCAGTGGCCTGACCTAGACATCCGCTTTGTGTTTAGCAATTCAAATGCCAAGATTCGTAAGGGTAGCAAAACTACCTACGCAATGTGGTGTGAAAAAAATGACTTTCAGTATGCAGATAAACTAATACCAGATACATGGATTAAAACACGGAGAAAAAAACGTGGACGATGAAAGAGAATTTGAGTTAGCTACAAAAGTTTTGATACCTGATAATACCTTTGCTATATTCGTTCACTTAGATTCCGAGACACAGACCTTACAAGTTGAGGTCGCTGATTATGTTTCAGAGAACTTACGAGGAACAAAAGAATATGATGGGATGGGTTTGATTATCAATGAGCTTGGTGTAGCAATTGAAGAAGCCCTGCAAAGATTTGCTAACCTAGATCCTGACTTTACCGTCGAGCAGGATATCAAGGTTGAACTTGAAGATGGTGAAAATGTAATACCCTTTCCAGATTTAAATACGAGGCATTAATGGTTGATAAGGTTAGACTATTAAACGAAGCAGCAGAACTTATTTCAAACGATAGAAACAACGAATACGGGCCACCTCATAGGAACTTCTCTGATATCGCTAGAGGTTGGTCTGTTATCTTTGGCCGTGATGTTGAGATGCATGAAGTAGCTCTCGCAATGGATTGGGTTAAGACTTGTCGCCTGTTGAAAACGCCAGCACATGAAGATAGCTGGGTTGATAAAGCAGGGTATACTGCGATTGGTGCAGAATTAATTACGGAAGGAATTTTTAGATATGGAACAGAATGACGATATTGTAAAAGATCTTGAGAAAGAGATTGCAGATAAGACCGCTAAACTCAACAGCATTAAATATGCGGATTACGAAGCTGCCAAGGCCAACTATGAGATGGCTACTGAGCAGTATCAAGTTGCCTATCAGAATCTTGCAGACGCCAAACGACGTTTGTACGAGGAGACCAACAAGAAGGTCCAAGCGGCGACGACAAACTTCTTCAAGGGCCGAGTCTTTTGATGCGTCTTAAAGTTCGTCTTGATATTACTGTTGATGAGGATGCGTCGTGGATTCCTGCTGATGGCGTTCACGGCGCTGCTTCAGAAGCAGAAGAATTAATTATAGAAGCCATTGAGAATTGTATTGATGGTGCGCTTATTACTGTGATTGGTGTAAAAATAGATGAGTAGTTTCAAATCAAATAAGAATCCAATGTTCCGTTCAAAGTTTAGTGAGGACATTTTTAATTTAAAGTACGCTCATCCAGGCTGTGATGACTGGGAGCAACTAGCTCATGTGCTAGTAGACGATATATGTGGTAATCTTCGAGATGGTGAAGAAAAGCTCCTGACTGATGATGAACTATATCAGTTGAAGGTGTATATCACGGATCTAAAGTTTGTTCCTGGTGGACGTTACCTTTATTACGCTGGTCGTAAGAATCGTTTTTACAATAACTGTTTCCTTTTGAAAGCTGAAGAAGATACCCGACAAGATTGGGCTAACCTTAGCTGGAAGTCCGAGTCCTGCCTGATGACAGGTGGTGGTATCGGCATTGACTACAGTGTATACCGACAATCAGGACGGGTCTTAAACGGAACTGGTGGAACTGCCAGTGGACCTATTCCCAAAATGCAAATGATTAACGAGATTGGGCGACGAGTTATGCAGGGTGGTTCTCGTCGTTCTGCAATCTATGCCTCTTTAAATTGGCAACACGGTGATGTTGATGCCTTTTTGAAAGCCAAAGATTGGGACACAATGCCCGTTGGTAACACTGGCCTCACCTTAAAACAAATCAAGGAGCAGGACTTTAACTTCCCTGCACCTTTGGATATGACCAACATTAGTGTTAACTATGACACTGATTGGTTGCTGCAATATTGGGAAACAGGCAAAGTCGGTGATGTGTTCATTAACAATATCAAACAGGCACTACGAACGGCAGAGCCTGGGTTCTCATTTAACTTTATGGAGGATGAAAATGATACACTACGGAACGCTTGCACTGAAGTTGTTTCTGCTGATGACAGTGATGTCTGCAACTTGGGCAGCATTAACATGGGCCGCATTGAGTCGGTATCCGAATTTGCTGACATCGTAGAGCTTGCCACTAAATTCTTAATATGCGGCACATTACGAGCACATCT